GCGCTTGTAATTTTAAATATTGCGGACTTTCAGACCCAAAGAAAGATTTCTACTATGCAGACGGAACTAAACACTCTCGAGGCAAAGTTAAAGGTATTGCAGGAGAATGGAAAGAACGTTCCCGCAAACACCGATATGTAATGACTTTTGATAAAACCTTAAAACTTTTATGGACCGATGAGACGGGTGTTCTCAGTACGAATTAACTTTTTATCAACATACTGAGAACTCTTTCCATAATTCATAATGGTTCTTGTGTCATTGATAAATTGTTGTAGATAAGCGGGCCGTAGAATATAGATTTGTCTCTTTTCTTCATTTAGACGAGATTCATACTCAAAGTTTGTGACTCCTATAATTGGATTAATATTTCCACTTGAATCTGGTGCAAATTGAGTTGTTTCATACGCACCAACTCCTCTATATGTGGCACCAGCAGAAACTGTGATTGTAAAATTAGAATCGACGTATTGACCTTTTGGTAATATTAAACGACCTTTTGAATCTCTAACTTCTATCGTTTCGTAATGATGAATGTCGCTTAATTTTTGAACTGTATATTTGTTTTCTGCATAAACATATAAATCACGATTTGAAAGTGGCCATTGATCTCTAACACTGATAATTCCTGCACTTAATAACAAAACCCAATCATAATCTTGACGTCCATAAACTGTTGCCGCAACAGTATCGGGACGAGCACCTTCTGGAATTTGAAACTTATAATATAAGGTTGCTTTATCTTGTAACCAATCTAAAAGTTTAACTCTACGAAATAAATTTTTAACTCTTACATAATCACCGGAAGAGTTTTTATGTGATAATGGTGATGGCAATTCAACGTCTGGTAGTTCTCTGAAGTAACTCATTTTAGTATCCTACTCCGAATGCTGCTTCTTCACTATCATAATCTTCGGCGTATACTGGATTCAGTTCTTTGAATGATAATGATAATTGCATATGAACTGGAGATCCATCGTCATATGTTGCATATGTTCCCGATGCAGTATAATTAACACTTACATCTGTCAAGGCACATGGTTTGAAAGTATTTAAGAATGGGTGTTTTCTTGGACCGCTTTTGTAAGTTAATTGATATACACTTGGAGCACTGATAAACAAACCAACATTACTATTTTCTCCAGATCCAGCTCCTCCATTTTTAGCGGACATAGTTTGTTTTAAAACACGAATCATTTGAAGAATTTCTTGTGCTTCTTCTCTTGACCTAGGTGCTAAATCGAATGTAAATGGAAATGTTCTTAAATTGACTCCTGTGAAAAGGAGTTCAAGATTAGAATTCATAACTTGTCCAGTGGTCCTTGAAATAAGTCCCTGTGCGCTTACATTACCACCGAGAGAACTAACTGCAGTACCAGAAATAGCAGCTTGTATTGCCTTCATGATACTATCGTTTTGTAATGCCTCAGGGCCTTTTGTTTTTAAAAAATTTATAGCTTGCGTAGTGGCATCAATTGGATTTCCTTGTTGAACACCGCCAGCAAGTGCTAGACCACCAGCTTCTAATGGGTTAATTTGATCTTCACCCCAACTAACAGAAATGCTGTCACTAATATTTTGTGGGATTGGTAAATGAATATAATATTTTGGGTTTGATTGTTTTGCTTTAAGTCTTTGTTGTGCCGTTGGTGCTTTTATACTTGCTTCTGGTAATTTTGTAATTTCAAATCCACCAGCAGCATAATCAAAAATTTTAATTTCTAAGTAATCAGAAGTTTCTTCAAGTCTTTTAAGGGGATATCTAAAAGTTTTTTTTGCACCACTGGTTGTTGTTTTTCCAGTTTGTTGCGGAGCAGTAGTCGCCCTCCCATAGGTATTGGCGTAAATATTTTCAGTAGCAGCGGTAGTATATGCATCACTACCGATAGGTGCGCCGATATTTAGAGGCATTTATCCTATTTTTTTAAGTATTTATCCTAAAATTTGCAAAAGGTAATGCTTGTAAATCTTTTATCTCTGCTGGAAAGACCTCATACAAAGATCCTGCAACTTCACTCCAAGTATATTGGCGTGTTTCTCCCCAGTGCATGTTCAAACCTTTAAATCCCCAAGAGTATACATCTGTGACAGCAACCAATGGATTTTGATCATATCTAATGTTTGGAGTTTTGGCATTATACACAAACACATAATATTTTCCTGGACGAGGAGTAGATCCACTCTCTTTAAGAACTTCTAAAAGTTCTAGCATTAAGTCATCACCAGTTTCTTTTCCGGTGATACCATCTAATACTGGACGAATTCGATTAACGTTACTATCAGTATCAGTTACTTTTTTTTGCTTTCTTTCTTCTAGAGTTTTTCTTGGCATTACTTAATGTTTAGTTCGTCTTCTGTGATGATTTTGAATTCATATCCACGATCAGCACACCATTCTCTCGCCGCACTCCATTTTGCCTGATTTTTGGCATATTCGTATGCTTCATAGATATATCCTTTTGTTTGTCTTTTGGGTTTTGGAGGTGGTAAAGTTTGTCTTTTTGGTTTGATCTCGATCACATATTTTTTAATAGATCCATTATCTTCTTTAACTTTAATAATGAAGTCTGGAAAATATCGATGTGCTTTTCCATCAATCGGAGAACGATATACAACACACTTTTCTTCTGATGCCCACTCTAAAATTTTTTCATTTGTATCACAATACACCATGAATTTGCGTTCCCACAGTGATCTGTATATAATGTTTGTGGGATCTCCTTTGTATTTTTGTGGATAAGATGGTTTATATTTTCCCTTATATGACATCTAAATAACTACAATCAAACGCTCACATTAGGTATTTAGAGTGCCTGCACCGAGACCTAGAAAGATATCAGAATTTAAACCACTATTTACAAATCTTGCTCAGACATCACATTATCAAGTTGTGTTTGGTGGATTGTCTGGTCCTTTGAGATCTTATTTGAGAATGAGAGGAATAGATTCTAGATTTATTGGTGAATCTGTTGGACTTCTATGTGATTCCGCCTCACTTCCTGGAAGTTCTTTTGCCACTTCGGATATTGTTGGCAACTATACTGGTGTGACCGAAAAGATGGCACACACCAGAACTTTCACTCAATTAGATTTGAGTTTTTATGTTGATTCGGACTATAAAACTCTAAAATTTTTAGAGCACTGGATGGAGTTCATTGGAAGTGGATCATTAGAGCAACCATACAAAGATGGATATCATTTTAGGATGAGATATCCCGAACAATACAAGTGCAACTCAACTAAAATTATTAAATTTGATAGGGATTACAGAAGATATATTGAATATACTTTTTATGGTTTATTTCCACTATCATTGAATTCAACATCAGTGTCTTATGAATCATCATCTATTTTAAAAGCAAGTGCTTCATTTAACTATGAGAGATACGTTTGTGGACCAACTCTCAGTCTTGATATCGCTGTTAGACAAGATAATAATAAAGAGAGAAATATTATGACAAACTTCTTAAATGAAACTCCACAAAATCGTCCAGTTTATGTTCCCGTATCTGCTGGTGCAGCGGGAGCTGGTGGAGTCAGATTCAGACCTAGTGATATATCAACTGGTGAGGCAATCGCCACAGGTCAATTATATGATCGTATTCCATCTTCTACATCACCATCCACAATAGGAACTCGAAGAGTCATCTAAATATTTTTATCTGATTTGTAAGGATTGTCATGCCTTTACCTAAAATTTCTACACCAACGTATGAGTTGGAAATTCCTTCGTCTAAAAAAGTAATTAAGTATAGACCTTTTTTGGTGAAGGAAGAAAAGATCTTGATTATTGCAATGGAGAGTGAAGATAGTAAGCAAATTGCAAATGCTGTTAAAAGTGTCATCTCTTCTTGCATTTTAACAAAAGGTATTAAAGTTGATGAACTATCGACTTTTGATATCGAGTATTTGTTCTTGAATATTCGTGGTAAGTCTGTTGGTGAGGATGTTGAAGTTTTAATCACTTGCCCCGATGATAATGTTACTCAGGTTCCAGTTCTGATTAACTTGGACGAGATTGAAATTCATATTGATAAAGATCATTCGAGAGATATTAAACTTGATGATAATCTTGTTTTAAGAATGAAATATCCATCAATGGATGAATTCATCAAAACCAATTTTGCATCTGGTGGAGAAATTGGTGTTAGTGAAACATTCGATTTGATTTCTGCATGTATTGAGCAAGTCTATTCTGAAGAAGAATCTTGGGCAGCATCGGATTGTACTAAGAAAGAACTAACAGAGTTTGTTGAGCAATTGAGTTCAAAGCAGTTCAAACAAATTGAAAAGTTTTTTGAAACGATGCCTAAACTTTCTCATAAAATTAAAATCACTAATCCAAAGACTAACGTTGAAAGTGAAGTGTTATTGGAGGGTCTATCGGCTTTTTTCGCGTAGGTATGGCTCATGAGGATCTTGAGTCATACTTTAAAGTTAATTTTGCTTTGATGCAGCACCATAAATATAGTTTGACGGAATTAGAAAATATGATCCCGTGGGAAAGGGAAATTTATCTTTCTCTTCTAAAACAATATATTGAGGAAGAAAACTTAAAGCACGGAGTAAATGGCTGAGATTCAATCGCCACTATCAGGAGGTCTAAACGTTGCTAGAAGGACAGTGTCCGCCAGTGCGTTTGTTAGTGCTGCACCTCAACCAGCTCCTGCTCAACCAGACCCAGTCACAACAAGTTTAATTGAAAGAAATTCATTGTCATTGAATGCAGTTGCTGCTCAACTTGCAACTGTGCAACAACAAGTTGCATCTTTGAATGCTGCAATGGCGAATGTTTATGGTGGAATTCGTCAAAGTACTGATTTAGAAAGAAATAGAGATGTTCAAGAACAGAATCAACAGAGACAACTTGCAGAACAACAATTAAGAGAAGGTAAGGAAAGTATTATTGAACGACGCATTCAAAATGCGGTTGTTGCTCCTGTACAAAAAGTATCCGGTAAAGTTCAGTTTACACTCTCCCGTTTAATGGGATTTTTTACCACTTTATTAGGTGGGTGGTTGTTGAATCAGGGTGTACAGGCAATTAAAGCATACAGTGAAGGTAATAAGAAACGACTAGAGGAAATTAAGAACAGTGTTCTCAAAACACTTGGAATTGTTGGTGGAATATTTGCTGCAATTAGATTTGGTTTAGTTGGTGTATTCAACGTTTTAACAAGACTTGGTGCTAGAATTGCAAGTGTTGTTGCAGTTGGATTATTTGTAAGACCAGTGCAACTTTTAATTGATGCTGTTAAAGGTGCGGGAAGTAAACTTTTAAATCTAGTTAGACCTGCTGCCAAACCACCAACACCTAAACCAACGGCAAATGCACCAGCAAAACCAGGTGGTGCAAAACCTAGTGGACCTGGATTGATTGGTGGATTAACCAGTGCCATCAGTGCTGGAATGAATTTAAGAAGTGGTGAGAATATTGATGCCGCAGTTAATGCTGCTGGATTTGTACCTGGACCAATTGGCGCAGGCGCCAGAGTGCTTTCTTTTGCCGATGAACTTGCAGAAGTATTTGGTGTTCGTGGTGGAGCAGGTATTCTGGGAAATACACCACGTGGTGGAAATAAACCTGATACTAAATCTCAACCAACAGCAAAGACTCAACCAAAAACTACAATGGCTCCTTCTGCATCTGACTTGCAGATGAGTGGAGATAAACCAAAAGGTTCTGAAACGGGTCAGCAAAGTGCTGAACCTGATTTTTCACAACCACCAGAATATGGATTTGTGAATATTGATGTTCAAGCAGCAACAGGAACCGAAGCAGAAAAAATGGGTTCCGCTGCAGAAGGAATCTCCGCAAACCCACTACAAACCGCTCAGATAACACCAATTAAAGCAGAGGCAACAGTCGCAGCACAAAGTGTAGGTCCACTACCAGAACCAACACCAACGGTATTACCTATGCCTATGCCATCTGGACAGGGAAATCAACCAGAAAAAGGAAAATCTGGAACAACAGGACCATCTCAAACAGTTCCTTCATTTAATCCAGAAAATCCAAACAATTTTTATATCATGTACTCCCATTCCGTTTACAACGTACCAATGATGATGTAATATGGCAATTCAGCAAACTTTAAGAAAATCTACGATAGGTATAGATAATATCCGAAAGTCGGTTGGATCTTTCAGTAAGAGTTTAAGTTCAACTCAAAAAACCACAATGAGTATTAACTCAACGTTGGTAACAAGCAATAGGAGCAAACAATCTTTTATCAAACTTGATAGAGCAAACTTTGAAAAAAGAAGAGAAGCAGTTCGTAGAAGAGAAAGAGAAGATACTATCGAAGCTTCGAGTGTAGGTGGAGCAATCAAAAGACAAGGTAAGGTGATGGGTTCCAGTACCAAAGGATTTCTTGGTCGAGTTTTGGACTTTATTGGAACATTGATGGTTGGATGGTTAATTCAAAATCTACCAATTATTATTAGTCTCTCTCAACAATTAATTGAAAGAATAGGAAAACTTACAACAATTCTTGGAAATTGGGTTAAGAATCTTGGACTTACGTTATCTGGATTTGGATCATTATTAGGCGCAATTTTTAGCAATCTAGTGGCGTTTGATTTTACAGATCAAAGTCGATCAATTGAAAATAGTCTTAACCAGATTCAAAACGGTGTCCAAGGAATGGAGAAAGATTTTGAAAAGGCAGTTCAACTTCTTCAACAACCTTTTGATTTTGGAATTGAAGAAGAGGATCAGCAGCAACAAGAACAAGAAACTGGAACTGGTGGTGAATCTACATATCAAGCACCAGATTTAGGTGGAAAAGAAGTTGAGGGTGGAGTTGTTAATCCACAAGCAATATATTCATATTTGAGATCTAAGAAGGTGAGTCATATCCATGCCATGGGAATTCTTGCAAATATTAAAGGTGAAAGTGGATTTAGAATTGGAGCAGATGAAACTGGAAAAGGTACTGGTGGTGTAGGACTTTTTCAATATACTTTTCCAACTCGCAAACAGGCTTTCTTACAAGCAGTTCC